CGTAGAATCCCTACTGTAACAGGTGGTGGCGCTAATATGATGGACGCAAGTTACAATCCATTGTCAATCAACGAAGATTACTTCTTCCCACAAACGTCAGATGGTCGTGGTAGCTCAGTAGAAGTATTGCCAGGCGGTCAAAACTTAGGTGAGATTGACGATTTAAAATACTTTAATAACAAAATGGCACGCGGATTACGTGTACCAAGTAGTTATTTGCCAACAGGACCAGACGATAGCGGTGCTACTACTAACGATGGCAAAGTAGGAACAGCATTAATCCAAGAATTCCGCTTTAACAAATACTGCGAACGCTTACAAAAGCTGATTACACAGAAATTAAATGACGAATTTAAGCTGTTTTTACGCTGGAGAGGCTTTAATATTGATGCTGGCTTGTTTAATATTCAGCTATCAGAGCCACAAAATTTTGCTTCTTATCGTCAATCTGAGCTAGATACCGCCCGTGTTGCTACATTTACAGCTATTGAACCACTGCCTTATTTGAGCAAACGCTTCCTATTAGAACGCTACTTAGGATTAACTAAAGAAGAGATCCTTGAGAACGAAACATTATGGCGTGAAGAACGCGATAACCCAGAACTTGCCCCTTCAGGCAAAGACTTACGCTCTGTAGGTATTAGCCCTGGCGGTATTGAATCTGATTTAGAAACAGGCGCTGAGATGGCTGATACAGAATTAGGTGGCGGAGATGTAGATACAGGCGCTGGCCCTAACCCAGTTACAGCTCCTCCAGCGGCACCAGGCGGCGCCTCAGGCGCAGGCTTGTAATCATTTAGTATCTAACTAAATACTAAACTATGATTTTAAACGAACTTTATGAAAAAAGTCCAGAGGCTTATCAAGATTTAAGTCAAGATAATACTCAGCCTCAAGAAGGACAACTGCGTAAAACCCGCTTAACATTAAAGCAAATTAATAAATTGCGCAAAATGAATGATTTACGTGCGGCTGAATTTAAAGATAAAGTCAAATACGTTAAGTTACAATACGCTCCGGCACCAGAGCCAGCGATTTAATTTTAATTTATGTAATTTTTATTACATAAAACACCTACTTTTACCCCCATAATACACTAATATTAATATCCTTTAGTAAATAAAGTACGAGCCATTCTAAAGGAGAATTAAATGACATCGAAATTTGAACAGTTAATTGAATTTGTAATTAACGATGAAGAAGCAAAAGCTAAAGAACTATTCCATGATATCGTAGTTGAGAAATCACGCGAAATCTATGAGAATTTAATGAACGAAGAGTCTGATGCAGAAGAAGACGACCACGCTGAAAAAGCAGCCAAGGAAGTTAAAAAAGACATCGAGTACGATGACGCAGAAGACAAAAAAGAACGTGCTGACGAAGATTTTGGCGGCGACTCTGCTGAGAACCTAATGAAAGAAGTTGAAACAGATCAAATGGGTGAAAGCGATGACGCAACTGCTGAATTCGACGACGAAGCTGAAGAAGCTGGCGAAGAAGAAACTAAAGATATCGAAGCTGATCACGATGCAGAAGGATCTGTAGAAGATCGCGTTGTTGACTTAGAAGACAAATTAGACGAATTAATGGCTGAATTTGAAGCATTATTAGGCGACGAAGCAGGCGAAGAAGAACACGCTGACGCAGAATTTGACATGGAGCCAGTTGATGGTGAAGTTGGTGGCGATGCTTATGTTGATGACGACACAAGCGAATTCCAAGATGTACCAATGAGCGAAAACGTTGACCTCAAAGCAGCTCCAAAGCCAGTAACAACAGAGCCAGCTGGAACAAACACACGTTCAACAACAGCATTTAACTCTGGCGCAGCTGGAATGGCATCTAAGCCTGTACGTAATACAGCAACAGAAGCTAACCCAGATGGCACAGCAGCTTACAAAGCCCCAACCAGCTATGCTGACAAAGGCCGTGGCAATTTACCAGGCGCAGGTTCTTTCAAGAACGTTCCAGGTAAAGACAATAGCAAGTTAGCGCCTGCTACTAAGCCAACATTAACCCAGGCAGCTGGTGTTAATACAAAAACACCTTTTCCAAAAGGTTAATCCATAGATATGGCTCGCAACACTTATCTCAAGGAACATCTAAGCTTCTCTCAGGCAAAAGTCGAACTTTTGACTGAGGAAGCAGCTGATGGCTCTGGCAAGACTCTTTACATGAAGGGTATTTGCATTGAGGGTGGCGTACGAAACGCTAACGAGCGGGTATATCCAGTAAACGAAATAGCTAAAGCAGTAGGCACTATCAACGAACAAATTAAAACAGGACATTCTGTATTAGGTGAAGTAGACCATCCAGATGATTTGAAAATTAATTTAGATCGTGTTTCACATATGATTGAAAATATGTGGATGGATGGTCCTTGCGGCTATGGCAAGTTAAAGATATTACCTACACCAATGGGCGGCTTAGTAAAAACTATGTTAGACAGCGGTGTGAAACTAGGGGTTAGTAGTCGTGGATCTGGAAATGTCGACGACCGCAACGGACACGTCAGTGACTTTGAAATAGTCACTGTTGATGTAGTTGCTCAGCCAAGTGCTCCAAACGCATATCCTACAGCAATTTATGAAGGTCTACTGAATCATCGTGGCGGACAAAGATTGTTAGATATGTATAAGGACCCAGCTAAGAGCAATAAAGCACAGAGATACGTTACAAACGAAGTTCTTCGTTTAATACGTGATCTCAAGATTGAAGGGAAATAAAATGCTAGACGCACTAAATCCGTTATTAGATAGTGAGTTGGTAACCGAAGAAGCGAAAGCTGAAATCAATGAAGCTTGGGAATCCAAGTTAATTGAAGCTAAGGAAGCCGCACGTGCAGAACTCCGCGAAGAGTTTGCACAACGCTATGAGCATGACAAACAAGTGATGGTCGAAGCCCTTGATCGCATGGTAACAGAAAGTCTTATCGCAGAAGTTGAGCAAGTACGTGCTGAAAAGCAAGCACTTGCTGAAGATCGTGTTAAGTTTCAACAATCAATGAAAGAATCCGCTACAAAGTTTAACGGCTTTATGGTTTCTAAGTTGGCTGAAGAAATTGGCGAATTGCGTAAAGACCGCAAAGCACATAACGAAGGCCTTGAGAAGTTAGAAGGTTTTATCGTTCATGCGTTAGCTCGTGAAATCCAAGAATTTGCCGCTGACAAGCGTGATGTAGTTGAAACTAAAGTTCGTTTAGTTACAAATGCTCGCAGTCAATTAGAATCCTTGAAGAGCCGTTTCGTAAAAGAATCTGCCGAAAAGATGACACAAGCTGTATCCAAGCACCTCAAGGCTGAACTCAGTCAATTGAAAGAAGATATCCAAGTTGCTCGCGAGAACAATTTTGGACGTCGTATTTTTGAAGCATACAGTGCAGAATTTGGCGCAACTCATTTAAATGAGAAAGCGGAAGTTCGCAAGTTACACAACACTATTGCTCAGAAAGATCAAAAGATTGCTGAAGCCATCAAATTCGCTAAGAAAGCAACTGTCTTAGTTGAATCCAAAGAACGTGAAGTACGTATTCTTAAAGAATCTAATCAGCGTCAAGCTACATTAGACGAACTGTTGGCTCCTCTCAACGAAGAGAAAGCAGAAGTTATGCGTAATTTACTCGAAAGCGTTCAAACTCCACGTTTGAAAAACGCATTCGAAAAGTATCTACCGGCTGTTTTGGAAAGTCGCGCAGTGAAAGCCCATAAAGTAATCACTGAGTCGTTGTCTGAAGTAACTGGCGATAAATCTGCCCGTGTCCAAGAGCAAGATGATGCTGCTGAAGAAAACAGCAACGTTATCGACTTGAAGCGGTTGGCAGGGCTGTAATTTAAAAGATATTAGAAAAAGGAGACTTAAATGTCACAAGATTTATTAGAAAGCCGTTGGGGCGACACTAAAGACGCACTCTTAGAAGGTTTGCAAGGTTCTAAGCGTAACTCAATGAGTGTTATCCTCGAAAACACACGTAAGTATTTGAAAGAAAACGCATCAGCAGGTTCAACAGCTAGTGGTAACATCGCTACTTTGAATCGTGTGATTCTTCCAGTTATCCGTCGTGTAATGCCAACCGTTATTGCTAACGAGTTGGTTGGTGTACAGCCAATGACTGGCCCAGTATCCCAAATCCACACATTGCGTGTACGCTATGCTCAGTCCTTGACTGACAATAGTTTAGCCGCAACATCTGTAACAGCTGGTCAAGAAGCCCTAAGCCCATTCAC